CCATGGCGCCGAGCACCTGCTTGGTCTCAGCGTCATCTGTCAACGAGGCCATGCCAGTCAGGGCGCGGACCGTGGCTGCACGCTTGCTTGCAGACGAAGGACCAACGTCCACATTGACGTCGAACTCGGCTTCGGACAAGTCGTTCTCAGTTTCAATTTCGCCCTTGTCATTGACCATGGGCTTGGCCAGTTCCACAGACTGCATCTCGCCTTGTGACCCAATGGACTTCATCTTGCGGCCTTCTTCAACCAGAACGTCCTTGGCCATGCTCAACCAGATTTCACCCGAGCGCTTGACGGCCTTGCTCATGTTGCTCATGTAGATGAAGGTCTGCATGTCGAGCTTGTTCTGCACGAGCTCAACTGCCTTGCCACTGATGTTAGGCTGCAGCTCTTCACCGGCCTGCTGGTTGCCAAGCAAGTCTTGCATGTCTTGCTCAGTAATCTGCAGCAAAGCAGCCAAGGCCTGAGGGATCTGAGGCGGCTTGGTGTAGCCGATCGGACCCGAGATGGCTTGGTTGCCATTGGCATCGGTGATAGGGTTCACCAGCAGGTAGGGGAAGTTCTTGATATTGTCATCGGCCCACATCATCTGGTGACCAGCGACCTGCTCAGGCGTCAGGATCGGCTTCTCAACCGAGGACAAGGCGCTGATTTCACCAAGCTTCGACAGCTGCATGTTTTTCAGGCGCTGAGCGTCTTTGGCCAAGCGGACATGACCCATGCAGCGTTCCACGTTGTCAACGAACCAGCGTTTGCCGTACATGGGCACGATGGGGATGCACTTGCCAGCAATGTAGCCGCAGTCATCGAGAATCTTGGCGCCAGACAGGATGTACTTTCGGACACGGCGGCGCTTTATGTTCTTCTGACGAACCTCCTTGCTGCCCACTGCCAACAGGCGTTCTTCCAAGGTCTCATCAGCTTCGAAGTCGGCGTCCTTGTAGCGCTCCTCGTCGCCGCTCAGTGTTTCCCAGATGTAGACAGTCTCGCGAGTTTCCTCGACGCGGTAGTACTCGGCCACGAAGACGACATCAGGCGTCAGCCAGTCAAACTCGTATTGGTGGACTTCTTTCGGCCATGAGGCAGGATCATCGCCCCACTCGTCCTTGTAGGCTTGGCGCGTCATGGACGTGATGACAAAGCAGCGCTTGGCATCGGCCTTGTCTTGGCGCTTGGCATTCAGGTCGAAGAACACAGACGAGTCGGCATCGAAGATCGGCTCAATGCGGATCCGCTGCTTCTCGTCTTCCTCGTCTTCCTCGTTCTCGTACACGGTGCGCAGACGCCACGCCCCAAAGCCACCGGCCACACCTTCCTCAAAGGCGTTGTCGTAAGCTTCTTCGGCGCCACTGTCTTGCTCGTCAGCGCGGTACAGACCGTCGCACGTGTCGGCCAGCTTGTCGTACTCCTTGCCTTCCTTGCTCACGAAGTCAACAGTGATGCGGTTGTTGCGGTACTCGTTGATGATGCGGATGACAGCCAAGTGGATCTTGTTGACCTCGAACTTGGGCTTGTTCTCAAACTGCTCGCCCAATGGGCCTTCCCACTGAGCACCTGAGATGGAGTAGAAACGACGGTCTTGGAGGCACTGCAGTCGCTCATCGCGCATGGCAGATTGGATGTTGTCAAACTCAGTGAGCGCCTCCTGGTGGATGGCTGCAAGTCGTTGCTCTTTGGATGGTCGGGCCATGGTGGTTCCTTATCGATTGAAGTGATGGGTGGACGCGATCGGCTCGACCTTGACGTCCTTCTTGAAGTTGATCGGCCATTCGTAGTCGACGCAGTAACCGACTGCGGTGGTGATGTGCTGGTACTCGCTGTCCTCTTCCAGGAAGGTGCTGCCCTTCTTGATCTGCACAGTGGCAAAGCCCTTGTGAACGTACTTGGCCTTCTCGATGTTTACGAACAGACTGACCTCGCCCTTGGCGTTCTTGATCTTGGCACGCACGGCGTTCTGCCTGTCCTTGATGGCTGGTGCTGCATTTTTCACCTTGCGTGTCGCGGTCCAGTTGTTGGAGCGAAGCACCTGTTCCATCTCGGTGTAGTCGGAGGCGTGTCCATGCTTCTCACCAGCCCGGCCTGCTGGGTCACCGTAGATGATCACGCTGCGGTTCTGGTGGTTCTTGAACTTCTCCACGAACTCAAGGGCCGACTGCCGAGCCACTGCGGACTGGAGGACAATCTCGTCAAGGATGTAGAAGTCATTGCCACGACGCACGCCAACACCTGAGCTCATGGGCGTGAAGTTGAAGTCGTGGTGCCACATCAGTTGCTCATTAGGCTTGATGACCTCGTTCGTGTAGTTGTCTGGGCTGTAGTCCTCATACACCCGGCCTGACGCGGTCTCGAAGCTGGCCTCATACTCCTGACGGTACTGACGGGGCGACATGCGGCGCTTGGCGGCATCGATCACGTCCTTGGGCAGGATGTCAGCCGACTTCCACGTGTACAGTTTCCAATCAGGGTCGCCACCAGTTCGAGCGTACTCAGCCATCTCGAAGTAGTGGTTCAAGCCGTCAGGAACCCAGATCAGCCAGCACCATGGGCGGTAGTCAGGCTTCAGCGGGTTGAAGGTATCTAATGCGGGCGAGATGTTCTCCTGCCATGCTCCTTCGCGTACGTCGGCAATCTCATCAATGACGCCTCCGATCCAGAGTACACCTTCCATGCGCTGAGGCTGGTCAAGGCCAATGAGACTGATCGTGCTACCGTTGGGCATGCGGATCTGAAGTTCAGACTCACTGACTGAGCGGTCGCCAAGGACTGAGGTGAAGCACAAGCGCTTGAGGTCTTGCCAGTAGATCCGCTTGACCTGGTCCCGAGTAGGAGCAGCGACGAAGTAGGGTCCTGGTTCCCTCATGGCCTCACGCACCACAAAGCGCTTGGCCCTTTCAGTCTTGCCTGATCGGCGCCCTGCTGGGACCACCTTGAACCGCACCTTGTCATTGACCAAGGCAGTCTGCACGGAATGCTCAGTCAGTGGGTACCAGCGCTCCATGTCCTTCTGATGGGCGAGTTCGATCATACTGGAAGCTTCTCCGCGATCGACTTGAGAGTCTCAGCCACAGCATCTGAGTTACCGCTGACTGAGACGGTTTGCACTGCAAGCTTGGGTGCGTAGAACGGAGACACGGCTTTTGCAGCATCGATGCGTGTGGGAAAGTCTGCGTAGACTTCTTCTTCCACAAGGTCGCGGCTAACTTCTTTGCCTTGCTTGTCGTACTTCACAACCCAACGTTTGTGTTTGATGCCTTCGCCTCGGCTGACCAACAGCAACCACTCATGTGGAAGCAGTCCAGTCTCCATGGCGGCTTGCTTGGCCTTTGCAGTGACTTTGGAAAGTGCACCTTTCGGGCGGCCAGCCCCTGGTTGTCGTCCACCACCTGCCATTATTCAACTCCACAGAAGATTTGGAGATAGGAAATCTCGATGGTGTGGATCGTAAACCGTTTCACTGCCGGCGTAAACCGCTCTATCACGTGTGGAGTTCTTTGTACACCCACCTTTATGGCGCTACACAACTGCGGCGCCATAGCCTGTGTAGCGGCAATGTGTAGCGACCTAAGTTGTTGATTTATAAGGACTTCTACAGATACTACATATTCTTCTTACTTTTCTATAGAAGAAGAAGAAGAAGAAGAATAGATAATAGAGAGGATAGAGAATAGAGATTGGCGTAGCAGAGCAGAATCTGTAGCGGGAGCCAAAATGTGTAGCGGGAGCAGCAAAGTGGGCTAAGTGCTTGATTCTGAACGGCTTTTCACCTCACTGGTAACCCATTGTTTACGGATGCCAACAGTCGAGCTACAATCTGCCTTGTCGGTGCCCTTCAATGGTTCTCCTCAGAGCTCCAGTGGTCATCCCTCAGCAAGATGTTGGGCACCGACACCTTCTTGTGCTGCTGAGAGTGCAAGACACCAAACCGGCTGAGGGTTGGTGTAAATGACCGCGGCCTGCCGCATAACTGGAGAGATAGATGAAGACATGCACTACGTGTGGCGAATCAAAGCCGCCGACAGAATTCGCTTCAAAGCACCAATGCTCGTCATGCAGACAAGCATACATGCGGGCATACCGTCGCAAAGACTACCGCCAGTACATGCTCCACCGCATGAAGTTCCGAGCAGCCAAGCTCAATGTTCCCTTCAACATTGAATGCTCAGACATCCCACTCATTACACATTGCCCTGTGTTTGGCTTTGAACTCAAATCAGGCGATGGGTTTGCCACATTGACCTCACCCTCCCTAGATAGGATTATTCCAGAACTTGGCTACGTAAAAGGCAACATCATCGTTATCTCCCACAAGGCGAACATGATCAAGTCTTCTGCAACTCCAGACGAGGTGATGCAGGTTGCAGAGTTCTTCAAGAAACTATCAGTCGGGGCGAAAAAGTAAATGGCAACGAAGACAAAGAAGGCGGCACCAACTGCCGACCATAAAGCAACTGCATTAGTAGAAGCAAAGCTCAAAGGAAGTGGACTCACTCTCGAAGATGCAAAGCTCTTGAAGATGACGGCACTCAGTGCCCAGCAGACAGCTCAACATCACCAAGCATTCAAGCAGCTCTGCAGTTTTAAGATCGAGTATCTCGATCCTGCAGGGTTTCCAATATCAGACTGGCCTGGCTCCAAGCCGTTCTACCGAATCCGGTACCTTGAGATACCGACAGACTTCTCAGCAC